CGTCAGGGTGTTGGTCGTGTCAGGGTTCAGGTAAAGCATCTGCTTGTAAATGTGCGATGCCCCCGAATTTCACAATTTGCGCCCAATCTGCCTGTACAACTCGGCCCGCTTCTTGGCGGTTTCAGCCACGTTGAACCGCTTCTTAATGTCGGCCGTGAGGTTGTCAGCCAAGCCCTTACGCAGGTCGGGGTCAAGAATCAACTGCTTGATGTACTTGTACCAATCTTTCGGCTTGTTGTAAGCCACAAGAAACCCGTTCTCTCCGTGCCGAATTACGTCGGTGTAGGGGATGGTTTCGCTTGCGATGATTGCTTTGTTCATCCACCCTGCCTCCACCACCTTCAACTCGGATTTGAGTTTGTTAAACTTGGTGTCCCTCAAAGGTGCAAGGGTTACGTTCACGAAGTTGTAGCCACCCACATAGGAATAGATGTCCGCTGCCTGAATGCGTCCGTAGTTCGGGTTGTTGCCTTGGTCGCTGATTATCTTTTCGTAGCCCTCATATACCGGGTTGTTGTCGTTCCACCCTCCCAAGTAGAGGCGGTACTTGCCATCCAAGTTTGCGTCCCAGCGTAACTTCTGCATCCCTTCTCGGAGCAGTTCCATGTCCTCTCCATGCTGCGCACCTCCGAACCAACCGAACTTTACCAAGTGTTTGTCAGGTTCTTCGTCGGGGTTGGGAATGAACTGCTGATAGGCTTCGTAAGGCTCATTCTGCAAGATGCTCACATTCGCATTTATAGGCCGTATGCGAGAGGCAAGGTGTTCGGTGGTACAAGTTACCCAGTCAGCCAATTTAATGTGTTTACGAATGACCTCTGCGAGTTTGGTTTGATGGTAGTGGCGGTACATGATGTGGCCCGATTCCAGCACCCAATAATCGTCCAAGTCAAGGATGACTTTCGCCCCGTATTGAGTCAATGCTTTGTAGACGTTCTCCACCTGCTCCATAGTGCCTTGACACCACAAACGGCTGAACAGGAACAGGTCAATGGACTTCAACCCCTCGTCGCTGATGGTCGTGATATTCTCAACGCAGACGTAATCAAACTCCGGGTAGTTGTCGCCAAGGTAAGCGTTCGGCATTTCTAACCGATAGAAACTGCACCCGGTTGGATGGGCGTTGTAAACGATGCAAATCTTCATGGCCGTAAAAATAAGAAGGGCAGCCATTGCTGACTGCCCTCCCAAACCTCATTGATGAAAACCTAAGTCAAAGATACTACGAACCGAGTATCTGTGCAGACGATGGTGCAAAGACTGTTGATGCGATTACGAACATCGGGTCAGGCTCCATTCCAGTCAAGGTCAATTCGTAGCCACTTCTATCTCCGAAGGCAGTACCAGTTCCAGCGGTTCCAGCAGTTGCCTCCAAGCCATTTGCAGAACCCAACAACCAATAACGACTGTTGTTGTCTTGCACGATGACGATGACACGGTTGCGTACCAGCAAGCGGAGTTCGTTGCGGACTGCGACTTGCAGTTTGTTGATGGTGAACGTTACTTCGGGGGTGTAATAAACCGAGCCGTTCTCGATGCTTGCGTTCAGCGTTTCCGTCATGGACGAAGTAGCCTTGGTCAAGTCATACTCGTAGAACCCACCCGAAGCGTAACCAGTGAAGCCCGTTACCGCACCTGAAAGGTTGGCATTGCAGGATCCAGTTGGGTTAAAGGATTGGACGTAGATTGTTTTGATGCCACCGACTGAATCTCGGCATCCAAGGGCGTAGCCAGTTGTTAAGGAGCAGGACATATGTGTATTTGGGGTTTAAGTTTCAAGAGAACAAAAAGCAGGGGGAGGTTTCCCTCCCCCCTACACATTAGGTCAAGCGGAAGTCAACAACCAAGTCGGGGTAAGCGATTTGGACACCTGCCTTGAAGGCTGCTTGGAAGCGGACTTCGTCGTTGTCTTTGCTGAACCAGATTGAGAACTGCTCCTCGTCGGACAAAAGGTCGGTTCCGTAGAAGAAGTTACCGAGGTAAGACGAAACGATGCGGTTCGTGCCAGTCAAGCCGGGGACTGCAATGACACGGACGTTTGTGCCGGGATACATGATGTCCCCGTCAGCAAGGCCAGCCAAGTCAACTTGGTTATACAGGACGTTAGCGGTTGATTTGAAAGCACCAAGCAACGTACGGAAGTTGTCCCAACCGCAGAAGATTACGAGGTCAGTCTTGGTCAAGATAGCCTGCGGAATTTGGTTGTAGATGCCGTCGAAGATGGCGATTGCATTATCTGTGGTAACACCAACGGAGGCAGAAACCGCACCAGTGTTACCGCTGATGGTAGAACCAGACGCAGCGTTCAACAACTGGTTGACACCTGAAAAGTAGGTGTTGCCCTTCCAAATTGCATTCTCCAAAGCCTCAGCGATGCGGAGAGCCTTCTGCTCGGAGAAAGCCTGCTCAAAGGGAACACCGTCGTAGGTAGAGCCAGCAGTCAACTGGGTCTGCATCCAGTACTGCTCCAAGGAGCGAGGACACAATGTTTCTTGCACTTTCATACGACCAACGGTGATGTTACGCTGGGTGAAGGCAGTCGTGCCAGAACTTGCGAAACCGCAAACATCTCCGCCTTGAATCAAGGCATCGGTGTCCATGAGGTTGAGAGCAGCAGCGAACTTGATGCCAACCTGCTTGGTGAACAAAGACGCTGAACGAGCCGAGAACACGGCCTTGGTGATGAGAGGGAGCCTCTCTTGGTCGGTGTAGGAGTTTAATCCTGTAAAAGTAAATGCCATGGTTAATGGGGGTTTAGGGGTTTAGTTTTTTTTTGAGTGATTGAAGTGCTTGTGCGAGTGCGTTGAAGTTCTGCGATGCAGCAGCCTTGCGCTGCTCAACGATTGCTGAACCGCTGGCCTTGGGGGCTTCGGCTGGGAGTTCGCTGACCTTCTCGACGATATCGGCCATGGTTTCAACTTGGCTTGCAAATGCAGACATCTTCTCCTTCATCTTGCCCATCTCGGCATAGGCAGCCTTAAGTTCTTCCATGATGCCAGCGAGGTGCTTGGCGACGATAGCCTCCACAACTTCGGGGGTCATTAGCGGATAAGCGTCCTTGATTTCTTCGGTAACCTCAACGGCCACTTCGGGGGTGATTTCAGCAGCAACGGGCAAGGCTTCGATTTCGGGGGTCGCTACTTCGGCAGCGATGACCTCAACGATTTTGCCTCCTTCAGTCTTGATAGTTCCAACGCCTTCGACAACGTGTTCGCCATCGGGAGCAGGGAGAGTTCCGTCCTCGGCAACGACGTAAACGGCAGTACCGGCAACGAGGTCGCCATCCACACGGACAACCGTGCCATCGGTCAACTTGTAGTCAGCGAAGGACTGCTTTTGATTGCTGAATTTGCGGAGTTCCGTCCGCAGGGATTCGATTGCGTTTTTCAGGTTCATAGTTAGTGGGATTTGTAGGTGGGGGTTAATTGTTGCAAAAAAGCGGTTAATTCGTCAGCTAGGCCAGCGAGTGCGACCTCCAGTTCGGATTCGGTCTTGTCCATCCCGAAAAGGCCCTCAACGGAGAAACCCCTGAACAGGTTGCGGTTGTCCCACACCTCGTCATTCTCAACCTTGAAGGAGCCAAACCAAGAGCCGTCGGGGGTGTCCTCGTAGCCCTTGGGAGGCATGATACCACGCTCGGAGTCGGTGATGTAGGACTCGAACATGAACACGCCATCGAGTTCGGCGTTGTGGTAGGCGTTGACGTTGTGTTGGTTGCCTTGCTTGAAATACTTTTGGACTATCTTGCGGATGGTGGCTTTGTCGAATACAACGTAGTACTCGCCATAGGTTTCGTCCTTTCGAAAGATGGGAGTATCTGCAAGCATGAGAGGGCCAGTCAGGACCCTGCGTTCTCCTGTTTCGGTGAACTTTTGTGGTGTCTTTGCGAAGGCTTGGAATGGCCGTTCAATCGCTGGCATATCGGTCAGGGCCACGAATTGGACCCCTTCATCCACCTCGTCCACGGTCATTCGGTATATGGGTAGTTCCATAGTGGTAAATGTCCTATGCCCCCAAAGTTGCAAATTCCTCAAGCCTCCTGACTCTCCGAGTGCTTTGGGTGATGTCCCGTTCCACCACATAGGCTCGCATAGGTGATGAGCCTTGGCCTTGGCCTTGACCGAATCCAGACAGGTCGGTAACGTTCGGGTTTGCAAAGATTGGTGGTGGTGCTGCTGCTGCACCCGGTGCGCCACCGCCTGCTGCTCCTGCTGGAACGCTGCCACCATCGCCCCCGCTTGTGATAGCCTTGCCTGCCTGAATACCAGCAGCGGTAATTGCTGCGATACGTAACCCTGCACGAATCTTTGAAAGCGTGTTGTAGGCCTTGAGTTGTGCGACCCCTGCTGCTCCACCTGTAACTGCATTGGCCGGGTTTGCTGCTGCGATGACCGCATTGGCTGCCATCTCTTTTTGCAGATTCACGATTACGTTGGCTACGGCAAGACCTTTCTCCAAGGCCAAGGCTGCAATAGCAAGACCCTTGCTTTCCTTGCTAAAGGACTGCAAGATATTTTGAACCGATTGCAATGAGTCCAAAACCACCTGTTTCTTGAAGTCGGCAACCGCTTGTTCAAACTGCTTGCGTTCCTCTGCGTTCTTGCGTTCAATTTCCGCAATCTTTTTCGCACTTTCTTCTGAAAGCAATATATTTAAATCAATATATTTTTCTTTAAGTTTTAATAACGCATATTCTCGTTGCTCTTCATTGGTGAATTGTTTTATTATTGCTTTTCTTTCTTCCTCTTCTTCTAATTTAAGTGCATCAAGTTTTTGAGTAAGTAATTCTCTTTCTCGTTCGGATTCATTCGTAATTTTAGATAAATGAAGTTCCTCGGAGGTTTTAAGTGCATCTTTATCAAGTTCTTTTAATTTTTCTGTATTTTCTTTTTGTTTAGCGGCCGCATCGGTTTGCAGTTTGGTTCGATAAGTCAGCCTTGCGACCTCTTTCTCGTGAATCAGTTGCGCTCGTTCTTCTTCTTTCTCGGCTGCTGCAATCCTTGCGTCGTAAGCATCCATCAAGAGGCCCTGCACCTTTGCCTCGCTTTCGCCTCTTGCCTCCGCAAGTTCAACCTGCCTTTGTGCCAATTCGGATACGGCCTTGAGGTCTTTCGTTTCAATGCCCAAGAAATCCTTTACGACTTTTGTGAGTTTTTCCCAGTTCTCAACAAGCAATCCAACACCAACAATCGCTGCACCAATACCCGTTGAAATCAAGGCGGTCCTAAAGAGGCGAAGGCTTACGATGGTTCCTTTCAGCGTCTTGTCGTAGAGGGCCGTTGCAATCCTGTTGGCCGTCATTGAGATAGCCGATTCCTTTTGCAGGAGGACCGTTACCTGTTGGATTCCGTTTGCAATAGTCATAGTCGCATTGACCTGCAACAATGCCTTTTGGATGTCCTCGTTTTCCTCACCAAACAATGCAGCAGCACCTTGAGCGATTTGAAAGCCAGCAGCAACGCCTTGGACCGCTTGCGTGAATGCCTCA